GCAGTATGCTCCTCGTTACCGAGTACAAAGAGCTATGTAAGAGAGTAGAAAAGACTATTTTGTAAATATTTCCGTGTAGATTTCTTATTCGTTTCAACTTGATGTGTTATTCATTGGCACCACTCCTAAATCAGGGGTGGTGTTTTTTATTCCTCTTTCTTATCTTGCTCGTACTGCTCCTTTTGTTGCAAGGCATCTGCTTCCTTACGAACAAGGTGCTCTATTAGGTTAGCTTGCGACATTCCTTTCTTTTCAGATAGTGATTTTAATAAAGAGATAAATTCTTCAGATACCCTAATATTTAAGGCTTTTCCTTTTATTCTTTCTCGTGCCATATTCCTTCCTAATTATCCTTGTTATCGTCCTCTGGAACGTACTTTATTTTTTGCTTTTTAGCCTCCTTATGAACAAGTACCTCAATAGTATTTGTAACACTCCTTTTTTCAAGCTCTGCAAGTTTTTTTATCAGATATATAGTTTCCTCTGAAAACCTAAAACTAATAGCGTTTGATTTCATCTTTCTAATGATTTATTTTTTTGCAAATGTACGTATTGTATTTTTAATTACAAAAAAATATTCAATGAAAAATATTTATACGTTTGCAATTTAACAAATAAACCCTTTTTATTATTTTGTAAGTAATTAAAAATAAGTGTAATAAAAAATATTTTCAAACCTCAATGTTAAATATTTTGTATTGTAAAATACATTACGTAATTTTGCACTGTCAAAATGAAACAAGAATATTAATCAAAAATAAAACGAATATGAAAGCAGTATCAAAAACATGGTCAAACAGCCTCAAGCGCAAAGCCCGCAAAGAGTTATTAGAGATATACAACTGTTACGAGCCAAAAAAAGTAAAGTTCATCAAAAACGTAATCTTTTACCCAAATGGTAGAGCTTCAAAGATAGGTTTTGCACACGATTATTCTTACTGGGCTTGGTAATACCTCAAAGACCTAAGCAAGTCTAAAAACTGCTTTCAAAATCTAAATTTTGCATTGTCAAAATGAAACAAGAATATTAATGATTAAATAATATAAAGATGAAAGAGTCAATCAAAAAACAAGAACCTCAAATATTTTTTGAATGGTGCTATAATAATTATGAAGTACGTACACAGTTAGAACTCAAAGGGCGTGGTATAAAGAAGTCAGAATGTACTGAAGGCATCTACTTTGTAACCCCAAAAGCACTTGAAAAACTTGAAGAAAAATACACTTGTGCTCGTTATGATGTACATTCATTAAACAACTAATCACAACGCCCTGAGCAAGGCGCAAAAAGGCTCAAAATATCAGTAATAACATTTAAACCTCAAAAGCAAATGAAAGCACTACACGACACCATAAACGACCGCTATATTATCAGTACCTACTTTGATAAAGCTGCAAAAACATATATCACCAGTGTAACTGACAAACACACTTTTGATATTATCAAAGAAAGCAAATCATCTACCTACAACAATGCTAAAACCATACACAAAGCAACCGTATTACACTACACACTAAAAAATAATTAATAACCTTAAAACACATACTAAAATGAAAAATACTGACAAAAAGAACGTTTTTACCCTTGCTTGGCAGTTTGCACGCCAAACAGGGCTATCATTCAGCGAATGCCTCAAAAAAGCGTGGGCAAATATCAAACTAAAAAGCAAAATGAGCAGCCAAATCGTACGCTTCTACTTTCAAAAAGTAGACGGCACAACCCGTGAAGCGTGGGGTACATTACGCCCCGATTTGCTACCCCAAACCGAGCACTCTCAACGCAAAAGCAATAATACTGTACAAGTATATTTCGACACCGAATGCCACGAGTATCGCTGTTTTAAGAAGTTTAACCTTGTAAGTATCGCATAAAATCACTATATTTGCACCACACGCAAAAATGTCAAAAAAATGTCAAACTATCAGCAAGCAATATAGCAACAATCGCCGTACCTTTGCCTTGAATGTAAAACCATTCAGCAAGTACATTGATTTATTGCTATATTTGCAACCTGAAAAACAATTTAACAAATGAATACATTAACATTACAAATCACAGGTAATAATTTTGAAGCCATATTAAAAGGTTCTCAAAAAATTGAAACTCGTCTTTGCGACACGCCTAAATTAATTAATAGATATTTTTTCGTTAATGATAAGGGCGAAAATGAAATACGAAAATACGATGCTTTAAGACTAATCAATGGTAGGGGGAAATCAGGTACAAACCCTGAATTAATAGTTAAAGTAGTAGAGACAAATTGGCACGACTATATCGACGAAAAAGGCGAACAAATGACCTACGAATTTGAAGGTGATGAATACCCCTATATAGGTATTGAGTTCAAGTTAGGTAAGGTAATTGAACACAAAAACATAGAAAAATTCTTAAAGTAAAAGAATAAAAAATACAGAAAAACTAATAAAGGCTGCAAGTGAATAAAAAAAACGCTTGCAGCCTCTTTTTATTAAAACAATTATTTAAAAATTCTTTATTATGGCAAAAAAAGTAACATTATTTGCCACTTCTGGTTATAGTGGTGGTAGACGAGGGGCTACAGACCCTTCAACAGGCAAAACAAGTCACGGTGGGCGATATATCTCACGTGAACAACGTAGAGCTGACTTAAGATCAGCATTTGGCGTAAAAGGATAACATTATGTCTAAATTCGCACAAACACAAGCAATAATACAGTCTATCCGTACCCAAACGGATACGGCTGTATTATTCTATTCAGCAGGAGGCAAAGACAGCATCGCACTGCTCGATATGCTCGCACCTCGCTTTAAGAAGGTAATATGCTATTTTATGTACCTCGTCAAAGACTTAGAGCATATACAGATATACATAGACTGGGCAATCAAAAAATACCCCAACGTAGAAGTACGCCAAATTCCTCACCTAATGTTAGATGTTATCAAGAAAAACGGCTTTTTCTGCGATGAACAACCCGATACCAAAGTACGCAAAATAGGTGAAATCGAACAATCTGTAATGCAAGAATGCAATGCTCAATATGCCTTTTCAGGAATGAAAGGCGTTGATGGCTTTATGAAACGTATGCGCCTTAAAATGTGGGCTCCTACCTTCACTTCTCCCAAAGGTATGGTATATCCATTAGCACTATGGACAAACAAAGAAGTATTACAGTATATCACCAATCGTAACCTTATCAAACCAATGGTATATACAGCTAAGTCCGTAAGTCAAGGGGTAGGATTAGATTATGAAACACTATCATTCCTTCAAAAGTACTACCCTAATGACCTAAAAAAGATACTCCAAGAGTTTCCTTATGCCGAAGTAGCCCTACATCAAGAACCTCAAAAAACACAAACCAATGAAAGAGTTTAAACAGTCCGAAACACAAACCATACAACGCTCACAAATACACTTTGCTCCTTACAATCCAAAGAAGCATACAGACGAGCAAGTAAAAGCAATCCTAAAAGACCTTAAAAAGAATGGTTTCTATGGTGGCATTGTTTGGAATAAAGTAACAGGCAACCTTATTGACGGGCACAAGCGAGTAATGGCACACGACCTATATCACAAGTACAATGGCACTCCTGAAACTGATTACCCTATCAAAGTAGAAGTAGCCGAGTTTGACCTTAAAACCGAAAAAGCACGCAATATATGGCACACCAAAAGCCAAACACCCTTAGACGATGACCTTATGCGCGCCTTAGTCCCCTCCCTTGATAACTACCAAGAAGCAGGACTAACCGATTTCGATGTGTCTATGTATAGCACCAGTATAGATGATTATTCGTCTTATTCCTTTGATGATACCTACACCCCTCAACAATGGTCAAAAAACACAGAAGACGATGAAGCACTACAAGCCATTGACGAGGCTACCAAAGAAAGTGAAGAAAACCACAATATAGACCGCTCTGTAAATTTCTATGACGACACCCCTGAAAATCAAATCGCACGACACAACGAAATACAGAAAGTAAAAGACCGTATCAGCAACACCAATAATTCAGACAAAGACGGAGGTATGCTATCTTATGTAGTAGTCAAGTTTCAAAACCCAAAGCATAAAGAAGCCTTTATGATACGTATGGGGTACGACCCTTACGAAAAGATGATAGAAGGAGAAGAATTTTCAAATAGTATAGAACGCATAGACTAATAACTTTCAATAAAAATCAATATGAAACCACGTAAGAAGATAGATAACGAAAAATACACCGATGAGGAACTAAAACAAGCTCTTATCAAAGCCAACGGACAGCCTACAAAAGCAGCCGAAATGTTAGGAGTAGATTATTCAGGAGTATATCGCCGTATTCGTAAAAACCCAGAGTTGGAAATCGTCCAAAAAGCCTACCGAGCACGTACCTTTAACGATGTGTCCAACTTGGTATCTGTTATTGCCATTATGGGTGTTATTCGTGAGCCTCTTACTGATGAAGACGGTACTGTAATCCCTAACAAATTCCGTGAAGTGCCAGTAGATTATCGTACCCGTATGACCGCAATGCAAACTGTACTATCCACTTTCAAAACCGATGACGGCATCAAAGACGAAGTATCCGTACAAGGCAGCATCGATATCGCCCAATGGCTCAAAAGCAATAGTAAAAGTAATGATTAAAACCCAACCCGTATATAACCCCCTATACCTGAATAAAGATAAGTTCATCACTATCCTTTCAGGAGGTCGAGGCAGCGGCAAGTCGTACAACGCCTCCACCTTTTTGGAACGCTTATCTTTTGAAGCAGGACATAAGATACTATTCAGCCGTTATACTATGGTATCTGCCCATAGTTCTATCATTCCCGAGTTTGAAGAAAAGATACAAGCCGAAGGTACAGGGGCGTATTTCAGTATCACCAAAACAGCTATTAAAAACACCTTTTCAGGCTCTGAAATACTTTTCAAAGGCATCAAAACCTCATCAGGAAATCAAACGGCTAACCTAAAATCATTACACGGTATTACCACCTTCGTAGGCGATGAAATGGAAGAATGGCTATCAGAGGAAGATTACGAAAAGCTAATACTCTCAATCCGTCAGAAAGGCAAGCAATTACGCGTAATCCTCATTCTAAACCCCTCCAATGCTGAGCATTTCATTTATAAGAAGTACATTGAAAAAACGCACAAAATAGTCAATATTGACGGCGTAGAAGTGCAACTATCCACCCACCCCGATGTATTGCATATTCATACCACCTACTTTGATAATGCAGAAAACCTAAACGAGCAGTTTTTTAAGCAGATTGACGAAATCAAAGCCCAAAGCCTCGCAGAAGCCACCGACAAATTAGGTAACTTCTCTCAATCCCTATTTAACAAAACCAAATACGCCCAAAAAATCATAGGACGCTGGGCAGATGTATCCGAAGGGGTTATATTCACCAATTGGGAGATAGGAGAGTTTGATACTTCACTTCCTTATGGTTACGGACAAGATTACGGTTTCAGTATCGACCCCGATACCCTCATCAAAGTAGCCATAGATAATCACCGTAAAATCATCTATATAGCCGAAAAATACTATGGAAACAAACAACTATCCTCCGACGGACTATACAAACTCAATAGCACCATAATCGACCGCCCCAACGACCTTATCGTAGCCGATAGTGCCGAACCTCGCCTTATTGCCGACCTACGCAACAAAGGTCTAAATATAGAACCTTGCGAAAAAGGAGCAGGCAGCGTATCAGCGGGTATTACTACTATGCTCAATTATAAGTTAGTGGTAACACCTTACAGCTTCAATGTAATGAAAGAGTTAAAAAACTACGCTTGGAACGACAAAAAGGCAGGTATACCCATAGACAACTACAACCACAGCATAGATGCTATTCGTTATATCACTATGAAGCTGCTAAGCGGTACAAATAACAACCTATACCAACTCGCATCAATGATTTAAACTTATATCAATATGAACGAACAAACTATAACACAAGAATATTTTAAACAAGGGGTAACACCTATAGATATTTCGCAATTCCAACGACAATATGACGTCAAGAAACACGAAATACTCATAAATAAGCACAGATACCCTGACCCTGAGATTATGATACCACTTACTGACGAAGTAGGTAATCCTTTATTAGATAGTCAGAACAAACCACGATTTGAAAAGCGTACCCGCTCCCTCAATCGCATAGGGCTGCCCTATCAAAAGCGCATTGTCGAAATCGCTACAATGTTCCAAACCGCCATACCCTACAAATACACCGCTGAAGACAGTAAGCTATTTGCTGCCTTTCAAGAAGTCATCAAAGCAAACAAAATGAACTTTTCCGACAGCAAGCTATGTACAGAGGTAAAGCGATACACCCAAGTAGCCGAGTTGTGGTACTTAGAAGAGCAGCCTAACGAGCAATATGGGGTATCCTCTCAATTCCTATTGCGCCACAAGGTGCTATCACCTGAAAAGTACAAGCTATATCCACGCTTTGACGATAACGATAACCTTATATCATTTGCTGTTGAAAGCACTACTAAAGACAACAAAAAGACCATTCTACAAGCATTTACCAATGAGGAGGTATATACTTTCACTACTGAAAACGGACAAACTACTACCGAGGTAAAACCTAACATCATCGGTAAAATACCCGTAGTGCTATACCAACAAGACAAGCCCGAATGGGAAGCCGTGCAGCACCTCATCGAAATAGCCGAAGAGCAACGTACGTACTTCTCTGAAAGTAACAAGAAATTTGGCGAACCTATCCTAATGATAGCTGGTAAAGTAGAAGGAAAGACAGCGGCTAACAACACGGGCGGAAGAGTCTTTGAAGTGAAAGACGGAGGTAATGTGCAATTCGTAGTACCACCCAATGCCAATGAGAATTTCGACAAAGAAATGAGTATGAATAGGCGGGATATACACGAGTTCACCCACACCCCCGACCTTTCCGATGAGTTCTACGCTGGCAAAGGCAATATACTATCAGGCGTAGGGCGCAAACTCGCTTGGTTACCAGCACACCTCAAAGTAAAAGACAATGAAGCTATATTTATACCGGCCCTACAAAGGCGTATCAATATCATTTTAGCCTTCCTTTCAAAGATGTATTTACCCTTTGAAAAAGAACTAAAAGATATAGACATCACCCCTATCATTACCCCGTTTGATATTGACGATGATACCGAAATGATACGTACCCTTATGGAAGCCAATGGAGGAAAACCGCTGCTCTCTCAACGAGAAGCCATGCAACGCTTTGGTATTACAGACCCTGAAGCCCAATTACAGCAAATCAAAGACGAGGAAAACAGCAACCTCAATGAAGCCGCTATCTAATGAACTATGATGAGCAACATAGAAAGCACCTAATGGCATACCTACAACAGGTAGAACGATTGTTTTATCAGCTTGTAGGTACAGCCGTCTTTATAGCCCTCAAAACCGATTATAAAGAACTCATCACAAGCACTCTATTTGCCTTTGCAGCCACCAAAAAGGGAAAATCCTTTGAAAAGGAATTAGCTAATTTCAGCAACCAATTAGACCAAATCATAAAGCAAGGCATCACCAAAGAATGGGCATTTGCTAACCTTAAACAGGACCATCTACTAAGAGAAGGACTAACCAAGTACCAGAACCTTGAAGCCCTTGAAACCTTCAAAGTACGAAAGATTAAAGATTTTACCGTATCTGATCGTGTATGGGATATTGCTAAAAAAGCCCAAAGCGAAATAGAACTTTCCTTATCTGTATCATTAGAAGAGGGTAAAAGCGCGGTTCAACTAAGCCGAGAGATACGTAACCTACTAAACAAACCTACCGCCCTATTCCGAAGGGTCAGAGACCAGTACGGCAATCTTGTATTAAGCAAGAACGCTCAAAACTATCACCCTGGGCAAGGAGTGTACCGAAGTGCCTATAAAAACGCTTTGCGACTTACCAGCAACGAAATCAATGTAGCCTATAAGTCCGCCGATTGGTTGCGTATCCAACAAAACCCCGATATTGTAGGCTTCGAGGTACGCCTATCACCACAGCACAAAGTCTATGATATGTGCGATGAGCTCAAAGGAAAATACCCCAAAACCTTTCACTTTCACGGCTGGCACGTAGGCTGCAAGTGTCATATCATCACCCTGCTAAAAACCGATGAAGAACTTATCAAAGAACTCAAAGCCGATGAAACCCTACCCCCTGAAAGTTCTTCTAATTACGTAGCCGAAGTACCCAACAACTACAAGCAATGGGTAGCTGACAACAAAGACCGCTTCAAGAATTGGAAAACAAAGCCCTATTTCATCGAGGAAAACTCAAAAATAGCAGGAACTACCATAATAGCAGCAAGCAGCTTGATAGTACTAAGAAAACGATATAAAGATATAACCTTTTCTGAATACTATAAAAGCAAAAACGGCGGACTTATCGAGCGTTTTGATAAAGGTGAGCAAAGTAAAAGTGAAAGAAAAAAGAATATTGAAGCGCTTAAAATTTTAGCAAACAATGGTGCGAAATACAGGCTATTACCTATTATTCAAGATGGAAATAATAATCCTGATTGCTTTAATCTACTTACACAAAAGTATGCTGACATTAAAGTTACAGAAAGCACTAATGGGCAAAATATTATACAAAGTGCAATGAAAGAAGCAAGCAAACAAAAAGTCAATGAAGCTATATTACATCTTACAAAAGGCCCTGATAGCTATCGGAAGATGTATTACGCATTAAGGTCTAAACTTGCGCAAGGGCATTATAAAACATTAGAAACCTTAACAGTTATATACCCTGATAATAAAATAAAAATATACAATCTTAACAAAATAAGAAACTTTATAAAAAAGACACCTCAAAAGTAATTGCGCATTACTTTTGAGGTGCTGGGGGTGCGGGCTTTGTAGCTTATCAATAGAAGCGTCCCTCACCTTGTAAAGTTCTTAATACCCTTTACAACACCGCAAAGATACAACAATATTTCTAAATAACAACAAAAATATGAAAATAAATAACACTGACATACAAACCACCTACCACACCCACCTTTTAGACGATAACTACAAAGATCTTCTTTGCTACCCTCCCCTAAAAAAACTACCCTTTAACGACTGGGCAGAATATTATGGCAAAGAGTACGACACCATCACCCCCGTACTCGATACCCAGCAGTACACCCTCACCTTCATCAGCAAGGCAACCCATTACGCGCCCTTCATCACCTTCCTAACAGCACAAACCTATAACGATTTTCATTTTGAAGAGTTAGGCAAAACCTTTCGTTTGCGCTTCGTATCCGCTCAAAAAGCCAAAACCGAACAAGGCTACATCACTACCGATATTACCCTTGCCAACGACACCCCCCTACAAGGCTACACCTACACCGCCCCCAATGCCACCCTGCCCCCTTCAGGCTTCACTATAGACGGTACAGACCTATCTAAGTATGGTATATACATTCTTGAAGAAAACCAAAACACACTCCTGCCCACCTACGAGGTAAAAGAGCACCTCACCACAGCTAGCAATACCTTGTCAGGCGTACAATACGCCCAGCACGCTAACACATTCAAAGAGCGTACCCTTACCCTACATTGTTATATCAGTCAGCCTCTCACCTCCTTTTGGCAACTCTACGAGGCACTGCTATACCAACTCACCAAGCAAGGCGAACGAACCATTAACATTCCCCCTTCTTTCGCAATGGTAGGGGGAGGACTTAAAGTTATCTACCAAAAAGCAAGCGTCAAGAATGCGCTGCTTATCGGCAATACCTTTAAGGTAGAATTTACCCTCACCCTTACCCTTGTATAAAAATGTCAAATAATTGTCAAACCTCCTTGCTAATATCCTATCAATACTAACGTACCTTTGCATCACTTGTAATTCAGAGTTATGCAAATCAATTTTAATACAAACCGCCTTGATATACTTCCTACTGATGAAAGTTACCGTTATCGCTCTATAATGGGCGAACACACCCTTACCCTATACTTTTCATTACCCACTTATACCGAAATCCCCACAGGAGCGTGGTGCGAGTTTCAGGGCGAACGGTACACCCTCAACCAGCCCGCTAAAATCGTAAAACATAACAGCTTCAGCTTCGAATACACCCTCACTATGGACAGCGAGGGCGCAAATCTACGTAATTACAAGTTCCGTAACCCCAACGATAAGACCCTCAAATTCCCCTTCACAGCCTCACCACGCTACCATATTCAGATATTGGTAGATTGTCTCAATATGATAGATAGCGGCTGGACGCTCGGAACTACTATCGAAGCCTCCGAAAAACTCATCTCCTACAACCATAACAACTGCCTCGAAGCCTTAGATATGATAGCCAAAGCCTTTGAGACCGAATACGAAATCATAGGCAAAACCATACACCTTCACAAGGTAGAATATTTTAAAAACAATCCCCTACCACTACAATACGGCAAGGGCAAAGGCTTTAAAACAGGCATAAGTCGCACTACCGAGCAAAGCCGCATCACACGCCTATATGTACAAGGGGGCGACCGTAATATTGACCGCTCAAAGTACGGCAATAAAGAACTATTACTACCCAAATCACAAGAGTACGTATATGAAGGCGTAACCTTCGTTTCAGACGACAAGGGGCTATCAATAGCTGTCAAAAACGCCCAAAATAACGGATTTGTAAATGAGCAAAGCCTCGACCTTTCGCACATATACCCCAAGCGCAAAGGGAGGGTTTCAGCAGTCTTTGAAGTAGATAAAGCCAAACACTTCTACGACTTTGCCGACACAACCATACCTCAATCCCTCAACTTTTCAGACCTCCAAATCAAAGGCGAAAAGATGGTGATATACTTTGAAAGTGGTATGCTTTCAGGGCGTGAGTTTGGAATAAGCCGTTATGAGCACAGCAGCGGTTACAACCATAGCACACGCCGCTTTGAAATAGTTCCCAAGGAAGAAGACGGCACAACAATGCCCAACGATATATTCAAGCCAGCCATAGGCGATGAGTATTCCGTCTATAATATGCAAATGCCTAATGCCTATATTTGCGACAACGCCACCCAATCAGGAGCCAGCTGGGAGATAATGAAAGAAGCCTGCAAATACCTATACGAAAACCGCGCCGACCTCTTCACCTTCACCGGCGATTTAGACGGCATTTGGGCAAAAAAACATTGGGCTAATGTAGGAGGTCGTCTTAAAATGGGCGCATATATCCACTTCTCCGATACCGAGTTTCAGCGTACTCCCGTAGCCATTCGCATCGTGGGGCTCAAAGAATATGTCAATAACCCATACAGCCCACAAATAGAGCTATCCAACAAGGTACAAGGGCAGTCCTTCGCCACCGAAATACGCAAACTCCAAAACCAAGAAGTATATTTTGGCGAACTCAACAAGCGCACCCTATCCGAAACCAAACGCAGCTGGCGCAACGCCTTAGAGACCATTAAGCAGGTAGAAGAAGCCTTCCCCGAATACACCAAGAGCATCATTCCTGCCACCGTACAGACGATGATGGCATTAGTAGGCAACAAGTCAGGGCAATTTGTCTTTGTCAGCAGCAAAGCCAACCCTATCACCGTACCCCACAGCCTCTATTTTGACAAAGCGACAAAGCAACTCAACGCAGGCAGCGGTTGGATAAAGCACTACGCATTAGGTACAACCGACATTAAGCCCAATTATTCAGCAGCGGACTATAAATATTGGTACGCACCAGCCTTTGTGTCAGGCAGGTTAGACGATAAGGCAAAAACCTATTACCTATACATCAAAGCAAGCAAAGTCGTAGAAACCGCCCAGTTTGTCCTATCCGAAACCAAGATAGATATAGAGCAAGAAGCAGGCTATTACCACTTTCTATACGCCACTGTCAATTCCGAGTACAATGGCGAACGCGGTATAGCCCAGCTCAACGGCTTTACCGAAATCACCGGCGGACAAATAGTAACCAGTAAAATCAGCTCAGGGAATGGAGAACAGTTTATCCACCTCTTAGACAAAGAAATCAGGATAAAAGCCAACCTACAAATCACAGACGGCAACAAAACCGAAATAAAACAACTTGTAAGCCCTGATTTACTTTCATTAGAGAACAAACTGAAACAATACACCAACGACCAAGCAAACAATATCCAAGTAGGAGGTCGTAATCTGATATTAAATTCTAAAGAACAATTAAAAGGCTCTATTAATACATCAGGTTGGATAAAGAAATATTCATTATCTCAAAACTTAGAAATAGGAACTACTTATGTTTTGTCAATCAAAAACTATCATAATGCACCTCGTTTCTTTTTATGGAATGAAGGGTGGAGCGACTCAAAAGAAATATTCGTAAATTTGCCTTTCTCCACATCAATTGCTTATAACAAACTTTTTTTGTACACAAGAGATATACCTCACGAGTACAATTTCAAAATGATTAAACTCGAACGCGGTAACAAACCCACCGATTGGACACCCGCCCCCGAAGACCTCGAAGCACAGATACAAACAGAGCAGCAATCCCGCACACAAGCCATTGCCACCGCTAAAACCGCTACCGAAGCCTACGCTCGTACTCAATCCGAACTCACCAAAGCACAAGCCATAGCCGAAGCCAATAAGCAAGCAGGAATAGCCATAACAGCCGAGCAACAAGCCCGCATATTACAACTACAACAAAACCTCCAGCAAGCCAAAACCTTTGCTCAACAAAAGGTAAATGAGCTTAATGTTGGAGGACGTAATCTATTGCGAAACAGTAGTCAAAAAATCACTAACAATAATTATAATATAGCAGTATATCAATTAACAGAAGAGTTAAAAGAAGGCGATGAACTCACTTTAACACTAAAAGGTCAATTAGGAGCAGGTAAAACAGCGTTTGCAGCTTACAATAGTGGAGATTTTTTAGAATTAGGTGTTTTAGAAGATAAAGGGAATGGTATTTATCAAAAAACATTTGTTTGGAAAATACATCATAAAATAAATCCAAACTTAATTGCTAATAACAAAACTTTATTCATTTGGACTTTCTCATCTGCTATTACAGTAAATAGCACCATTGAATGGATAAAACTTGAAAAAGGCAACAAAGCCACCGACTGGTCGCCCGCTCCTGAAGATATAGAAAACAAAGTAGCTGACATTCAAACAGACCTACAGAACGCTATCAATAACGCTAAAGCCCTTATCGCTGATGAAGCTCAAAATCGCATTAATACAGATAAAAGAGTAGATAAGGTAGTAAGTAAAACAAACTTCCTTAATGACACACAAATAGACGGCAATGCAGTAGCCACAGGCACTATGATTGTTGGTAATAGTTTAGGGGTTCAAGCAGGCATTACAGGCGTAGGAGCAGCTAATAACGATGTACGCCTTTGGGCAGGTAGTAATTATGTAGATAGAAACAATGCTCCTTTTATGGTGATGCAAGACGGCACTCTACACGCTACCAACGCCCATATATCAGGACACGTAGAAGCCTCCAGCGGCAGCTTCAAAGGACATATAGAAGCTACCAGCGGACAAATAGGAAATTTTAAAATAGTAGATGGTTTTATTCAGACAGTCCTTCCTAAAAATCATTTAAGTGGTGAAACACAAGATAGCTGGACGCCTCGCTCTAACTTTGTGTCTATAAATGACAAATTTATTCTATATCGCATTAATGGTTTAGTAAGAGGAGAAGACCATTCGCAAGTAATTATAGGGCATACAGCTGAAGCATCATCAGGAAGAAGAGGTGCTTTGCAAGTAATTCATTCTGTACAAAACTCTCAATTTGTTCCTGAAGTCAATACAGCACTTTCCATATTAGCCAAAGGGAATAATAATGTAGAAAATATAGCCCTCAATATCGAAGATGGCGATATAAAAGTCAAAGGTCAAAAAGGCTATACCGGAAAGGTAGGTATTGGCTACGGATACTTCCTTATAATCACTAATGGCATCATTACAAACCTTATCAGAGAAGAATAATTAATAAATTCAAATATTATGCAAATCATTCAACAAACAACCCGTACAACAGCACAAGAAACCGTGCAAGGCGTTACTATCACCTATTTTTACGAAAACGAAAAAGACACTACCCCCACAGCAGTCGCTTTTTCAGCAACTCGTGCCAGCGATAGCAACCAATACGCAACCCCCATTCAGGGTACAGCAACCGCTCAAAGCTTCAATATCCAAAACGACAATTTCCAAGCCTCAGATATTGAACTCTACAAGCACATTCACGAGGTTTGCGCAGCTATTATCAATGGTCAAAGCACTAATGATAAAAGCCAAGCGGAGCAGTAAATCACTCACTAATCATCAATCAAAAAAGGCTATCAGCAGCACGCTAATAGCCTTTTTTCTTTCACTCTCTTAAAACCGAAATACCTTATACCGCCAACCAATCCACACCACCAATATCAGAACCGCTATCCACCACCATCTTATTACTATTCCTTTCACTTCTTTTGTCTTATAAGCCATCGTTATAGCTTCGCTTATCCTTCGCTCTTCCTTAGAGCTTTGTATAACTGTATTAGTAAGAGTAGCCTTCGCCTCTATTAGGCTATTAGAAAGGCTGCTTTTAGTCGTAATCTTCACCTTTCCACCACTTACCCTTATCATCTCATTATCACCATCGCGAATGCGGTAATACACCAACTCCTTACTATTCCCCACACTATCCCTATCACTTTCAAGGGTTACCTCATATTCTTGTAAGGCGTGCGTATCAAGCTGCAAGGTTTGCGCGTTATGCTGAAAAACAGCCGTACTATCCTTGTACTTTATAAAACGCTCCTTTTGCACCCGCTTTTGCTCGGTAGTAGCAACCTTGCGAGTTCTACACCCTATAAGGATGAGTAACGCCCATAATACAACAATTATCCTATTCATAACTTTCTATTGTTTTGATTAACTTCTTTAAACTATCAGCATAGTTAGGCGCGGTAGCATACCCAGCCTTTGCCACTTCTTCAGCAAACTTACAAGGGTCGCTTCTTACTAACAACGCCTTTGCATATCGCTTGTTTTTGAAAAAGAATTGCGCGTGGTCTGTAAAGCATTCCTCTTGAGTTTCATACTTCCTGAACCAGTCTTTTACCTCATACTTATATTTACCATTAGGTAATTCGTATATAGACAACACCTGCGGAAACTTATATCCTAAGTTTGGAGCATTAAGCACTTCAGTAGTACGCAACAATTGTTTTTTATCGGCAGGTGTTTCAGGTCTTGCTTTTATTCCAAAAAGCATATTGCCAAATGTACGTTCACCCCAACCGCTCTCTAACGCGGCTTGTGCCAACGTAAAAAGGTGCGAAATCCCCGTTTTGCGCTCTGTCTCAAGCGCAAAGGGCTTATACTTTTTTACAAAATCTTTTGGTGTCATTGTTATTCGTTATTAGAGGTTTGAGATTTTTCGGACTTTTCAGCCTTTTCATTCATATAATTAGAGATGGTTTTAGCAACTTCCTCTAAGTTCTCACGATTGATAAATACTTGCTGAACAGCTTGTTCTGCACGGTCTAAGCGCACTTTGTCTTCGGCTTTTTCGCGTATAGATTTAATTTCAATTAGACATAGTACTATTGCCATAAAGAACGTTATAAAAGGAAATAGCCACAATGAGGTTTGGTAATAGGTTTCTAAGAACCAAGAAAGCATACCATACATACTATCCACAATAGTACAAGCTATAAGTATGTTGTAATATTGCGCCATCTTGCTAATGGTACGCCTATAGCCATAGGAGGTTCGTGCTTCACCAATACGCTTTGCTTTGCGCACACCACTCCAAAGGTCGGCGAATATCATAAGGAGTACAAGAATGTAGATACCGAGTAGTATCCATAGAATTACAAAGATTTTTTCCATATAAATTGAGTTTATTTATTAATGTATTTAACAATAGGGTAAGGCGTAAGACTCGCCACTATATCCCACCAATCAATGAATGTCTTCTTGATGTACTTATCGTACAACTCCTTGGCGAGTCCTACAAGTAGCACCACACCAACGGCAATCACAAAGGCTTCCCATAATGAACAACACAGCCAAGCAATCAGAAACGACACAACAAAAATAATATTACCACACATCGAATGTAGTAGTTTGTCGTTCCCTCTAAGGTTTTTTATAAAAATCTTTTTCATTTACTATAAAATTAAAGGTTTACACCGCAAAATTACCACATTATCCCCCCTTTTTTACGTCTCCCCTCAAAATGTCAAAAAAATGTCAAACTCCCCTTACATTACTTAGCATTTTACCCCCTACTTTTGCAAAAACAAAAAAATATTGTACATCTTATGGAAAAAATCTTACAATCACTCAAAACCAAGTATGCGCACTTGGGGTTAGAGGAAAACATTTTAAAAGCAATCGCTACCCGATTGGCGAATGCGGTTAAAGAAGAAAGCGAAATTGAAAACGCCGTTAAAGGAGTTGAGGAAGAAGTCAAGCTATTGCAATCTGTAGCAGACAAAGGGCGAACCAGCCTTACAAAGGCAGAGGAAGCCCGCAAAAAATTAGAAAAAGAACTTGAAGAAGCAAGGGCTAAATTTAATCCAAATCCTCAAAACCCGCCTGCTCCCTCCACAGAACCAAAACCTGATGAAATGCCAGAGTGGGCAAAAAGCCTCGTGGAAGCTGTCAATAAACAAAATGAAACCATTGCAGCCTTTCAAGAAGAAAAGCAACGACAAAGTGCCAAGGAACGTTTCCTAAACCAACTCAAAACGCAGGGGGTATCGGAATCATTCTACAAACATCACTTAGAGCGCTCTTTCAAAGACGATACCGAAATGGAAGCCTTTGTAAACGAACTCAAAGCCGATGAGCAGGCGTTTTTGCAAACTCAAGCAAATGCAGGGCTTTCATCTCTTTCAGGTTCGGTATTAGGCGGAGGGAAAGACAACAATGGAGTATCCGCTGATGTACAAGCATATATTAATGAAACTTTCAAAAAACAGTAAACACTTATGAAACAAGTCCAAATTTCAGACAAAGCGGGACGCCAAATAGTCGTATTTGACCAAGTGGACGCTACCTACCCTGGTGGAGTACAAATTGACCCTACTACCGCCAAAGCTCGCTTCACTGACGGCGTAGTACCCGCAGGCACACTCTTAGTGCCTCACACCGATGGTACGTTTAAGGTGGTGAATGAAACACTTTCACAAACGAATACCGCAGGAGCATTGGGGCTAACCGCTCACGATGTAGTCATTGACGATATGCCACTTGTAGCAGTCGTAATGGCAGGAACAGCACGCAAAGACGCGCTACCCGACAAAGAAAAAGCAGGCGTGGCATTCCTACGCAACGCCTTGCCTCGTATCTCATTCATTTAATAACTTAAAAATTAAAAGCAGATGAATATCAACGCAAACAACATTATTACCGAGTTCTCTCAGGCTAATATGAATGCTATTATCCAAGCCTACCCGTTAGGAGATTTGCGCTACCGCGAATATTTCCCTTTGGTGTACAATCCTTTTCTTACTTATTCTAATATTGAAGGGGCTGACGGGGCTAAAATAATGGCAGACATCGTGGCTATTGGCTCAAAAGCACCACGCAAAGGGCGTGATTTTGTGGAAAACATCAAAGGCGAAATACCAAAAGTAGAAATCGCTCGTGATTTGAACGAAAAAGACCTCCTAACCATTCAACAACTCCGTTATGCGGTAAGTGCTAACCCTACTAATGCAGGTATTAAAAACCAGCTTATTAATAAGATATACGAAGACCCTCGTTTTTGTATTGATGGTATCAATGCTCGTATGGAGTGGATGGCTAAACAACTTGTATCTACTGGTAAATACAAAACTACCGCTACCAATAATGGTGGAGTGGTGAATGTATCGGTAGACTTCAAAGTAAAAACACAAAACGCACTCAAGAAATGGGCAGATGCTGACGCTAACCCTATAGAAGAAATCGAAAAATACCAAGAAGAAGCCAAAGGCAAAGGGTATAGTTATACCACTATCACTATGAGCCGTGCCACTCTCAATCAGGTATTGAAGAACAAAAACACACGTGCTTTTGTGTTAGGCATTCCTATCAACAACACTACTATTTTGCCTGATGTGCGTTTGGAACAACTTAATGCCGAACTTGCTGAACGAGGATTGCCTATTATCAAAATATGGGAGTCTTTCGTCAGCTTTGAGGGCAAAGACGGAGAAGTAACCGTGGCTAATGGTTGGGAAGAGGGTAACATATTATTCTCTACTTCAGCATTGTTGGGTAGTACCCAATATACCACTACTACCGAGTTCACAATGGACTTTGCCGATGTGATGAGCAAATCTATTAAGGATAACTTCATTTTGGTAAATACTTTTGGGCATCAAGACCCTATCTTGGTATCTACCAAAGCTACAGCGTTCGCTACTCCGGTATTGAACGACTCTAAGCGCAAACTCATCATCAAAACAAAGTTCTAAGATGACCGCACAAGCATACATAGATGAGAAACTGAAACTATGGAACGTGGAATACCCCACCACCCTACTCATTGCCGAAATGCAACGAGTAGGATTGGGGCTTTCTGATGAGTTCAACGAGGATAACGAACGAAAGACAAAAATGTTTTTCTACAATCTCATTCCTGAGCTCTTATTGCGCCCAGTATCCTTTTCTGAAGGTGGATTATCTTTCTCTTATGACAAATCGGCTATTACTGCCTTTTACAATTTGCTTTGTAAGCAGCTCGGTAGAGATAATTTGTTAGAAGTCAAAGCCACCGTTAGAGATATTACCAACTTATTCTAAAATACTGCAAGGAAATGAAAATATACCCGTACCTATTAAAGGTGAAAGTATCACAAAACCTTACTATCAACGATGACGGTATACCTACCTATCCAAGCGACCCTATCGAGTGGCAAGAGATAGGCGTATGCCGTGATGAGATAGCAGGAGCGGGACAAAAAATAACTAAAGTAGATGGTCAAATCTTTGATTGTACCGCTACTGTCTATGCTCCTAAAGATACACCTAAAATAGAAGCGGGTACTACCTTGCAAGTAGTAGATACAGAGGGGAATATTCGCCTCGAAAAGCAAGTGATACGATTTTCAAGAGATTATTTCCATTGCCGTATATTCGTATGATAACACCACAATTCACACCCGCAGATATTGAGCGTATATTGCGTGAGAAAATAGAAAAGTATCACCAAAAAGTAATACGTATCCTTCGTATTATAGGTGAAAAATGTATCAATGAAGCGCGGACAAATGGCAGTTACCAAGACCAAACTGGTAACCTTCGTTCATCAATAGGCTATGTAGTACTACAAGACGGCAAAGCCATTGAAAAAGGAGGTTTTAAACTCACAAAGTCAGGTAGTAGTGGGCAAAAAGAGGGCGAAACTTTCATCAATAAAGTAATATCTCAATACCCAAAAGGCTTTGTACTGGTAGTAGTAGCAGGAATGAAGTACGCTGCTTATGTAGAAGCGCGCAATTACAATGTACTTTCATCAGCTGAATTATTAGCCGAAAAAGAAGTGCCTAAACTCCTAAAAGCATTATCGCAATGAAAAAAACAGCCTCACAAATAGAAGCCGACATATACAAATACTTTAAGGACAAGGTAAATACTCTTATCAATGGGCAAACATACCGTAGTGGTGTACGCCCTTTGAACTCACAAAAAGAGGATTGTGTAATATCATTCCTTACTGGGTTAGACGGTCAATATCAAACGGGGGTGATTAATATCAATATCTTTGTCCCTGCTGTCAAAAATAACGATAATCAGTATAGTAAGAATTTTGTACGTTGTGAAGCTATTGAGCAGGCTTTAATGCCTATCATTGAGGAGTCTAAAACAGACCTTCGCAACTATAGGCTAACATTGCACCAGCTTATACAAACCTTTGAGGACACGGATATAAAGCAGTTTTTCATCAACGCAAAAGTAAAATTTAGATATAACACATTTAATAATTAAAAATTATGGCATATACAGATAATAACGCCACCGCTTGGGGTGAAGTAGAAGTTAAATTCGGCACACCAGGAGCAGGAAACACTATGGCAACAACCCTAAAAACATTAGGGATAATCAAAGAAGATAGTCTTTCTTGGGAAAAAGAAGACGGAAAAGTGTATAAGTGGGTAGCCATTGGAGGTAAAGTCATTGACCAAATGAAAGGCGAACCTACATTTAAAATAAAATGTACCGCCAAAAACCTTAACAAGGCTTTACTTGCTGAAGTTTGGGACGTAACAGAAACAGGCGACAAACTTGCTGTAAATTCTTTCGTATCAAGCAAAAAACAATCAGTATCGCTCGTTCCTAAAGTGTCAGGAGCAGAAAAAGTAGATATACCATATTGCTCTGTTGCGGCTACTTTAGCATTTAGCGAGTCAGAAGGGTATAATCTCGAACTTGAGATTACTATTCTTAGCCCTGGTGTTGGTAAACCATTTTTCACTATCGAAAAAGTAGCGTAACCTATGGAAGAAAAAGTAGCACAAACCCTACTTGAAGAACCTGCAACGGTAACCATCGGGGGCGAAGCGTATAAAGTCGCTCCGCCCTCTATTTTTACCCTCGTAAGGGCTTCAAAGTACATCAGCAAAATACCCACCGACACCATTAATGAGACTAATATATTAGGCTCAATCATACACAACGCTGAAGAGTATGAGAATATAGCGTGGGCTATAGCAGTAATTGTATTAGGTAAAAAATTTACCGAAGTAGTTACCTATCCTAAATGGCAGTTTTGGCGTAAAAAGGAGAATGTAACCAAAGGCGAATTGCTGGCAAAAAAACTCATTAATACCCCTATTACTGAAGTATCTGCAGCCTTCTTTAATATGTTAGCACAAATGGATATACGCCCTTTTTTCGTCATTACCACTTCCCTCAAAGGAATGATGATAACCAAGCCGACGAAGGAAGTGGAGAACGAAACGACAGCATCTGGGGACTTGTAGGTTCTTTCGCCAAGCAGTACGGACTCACCTTCGATTACGTGCTGAAAGAAATAAGCTATGCTAATGTAATGCTTTATAGTGCCGTTATCCCCTCTTATGATTATGATAAGGATAAAGATACTAAAAAGAAATCTCAAGAGTCAGAAAAACGTACCAATTATGGGGACTTTCTCAAAGGATTAAAACAATTCACCCAATAATGCGAGATTTACCCACAATCTCGCATTATTACTTTAAAAACTAAATCGTATGCAACCACAAGACGGAGCTCTATTATTCCAAGTAAAAGCAGATCAATCACAGATACAAAAAGATGTCGAGGCTATCAAAAAACACTTTGAAAAACTCACCGAAAAAGTCAAAGAAGAAGGCAAAAAACAAGCCGATGTATGGCAAAACCTCCTCAAAGGTGCAACCGCTTATTTTACACTACAAGGGGCGCAATCATTCATTAGTCAAATGGTAGCCGTACGCTCCGAGTTCCAACAACTCGAAATATCTTTTGGGACTATGTTAAAGAGCAAGGAGAAAGCCAATGCCCTAATGGCACAAATGACAGAACTTGCAGCCAAAACCCCTTTCGGATTACAAGAAGTATCTGAAGGGGCTAAGCGCTTACTTGCTATTCAAGTACCCGCTGAAGAAGTAACCGAGACCCTCCGACGAATGGGTGATGTAGCTGCTGGATTAGGCGTACCTATGGGACAACTCATTCACGTGTATGGGCAAGTCAAAGCACAAGGTAAGCTAGTAACCAACGACCTATACCAGTTTATGAATGCCGGTATTCCTATTATTGCTGAATTGAGTAAGGTTGTAGGTAAGAGCGAAACTGAGATTAAAGAAATGGTTTCAGCGGGTAAAATAGGCTTTCCCGAGATACAAGCCGTTATCAAGAATATGACCAATGAAGGCGGATTGTTCTTCAACCTAATGGCAGAGCAAAGCAAGTCGTTAGGCGGACAAATATCCAACCTGCAAGACAACTTCGACCAAATGCTTAATGAAATAGGAAAGGCAAGCGAAGGTGCGGTATCTGGGGCTATATCGAGCGTGTCTTTCTTGGTCGAAAATTATCAAACACTCGGTAAACTCATTGCAGGGCTTATCACTACCTATGGAACGTATAAAGCAGCTATCATTGTACATAATGCGCTGGTAGCCTTCAGTACACAACTTACTAATGGCTGGACAGTAGCACAACTCGCCCAATACAGAGGGCTTTTGTTGTTAGAGAAAGCCCAAAAACTCCTCAATGCTACTATGCTTGCCAATCCTTATATATTTATGGCAACAGCAGTAGCCGCATTAGGTGCAGCAATGTTTATACTCACCGATAGAACTTCAGCAGCCGAAAAAGCACAAAAACGCCTTAATGAAGAAAGGGAAGTTGCTATGGCTAAGGAGAAAGAGCATAAGCAACATATCGAGGAACTTATCAACACCGCTACCAACCAATACCTTGCCGATACCGATAGGCGCAAAGCCCTTACAGAACTTGCAGGAGCTTACCCACAAATATTCGCAAAATACGATATAGAAAGCATCAAACTTGCCGATATACTCAAACTCAAAAAAGAAATAGCCGAGTTTGACGCCAATAAAGCACGCGGGCAACGCCAAACCGACTATTCCAAGAACAAAGAATACGCCAAAATATTGTACGATATAGGCACAAAACAAGGCAGCAAAGGCTTTGACGAAATAGCCAAAGGGTCAGACCTCGACAGAATAATTACAGAGAAATTCGGCAACCATTGGCGCACCTTTGGGAATTATAGCGACATATACGCCTACTTCAATGAAAAACAAAAAAACGCCAAAAAAGAACTAAAAAGCGATGCCCTCAGCGATTGGACAGCCAACCTTAAAAACCAATCTGAAGGCGAATTGAAAAAGCAATTAGAGCAGCGCAAACACCTCATTGCAGACTTGCAAAAACAAGAAAAAGAAGGTAAGAAATGGGCATCACACGGCGTAAAGTTTGGTGAGGAGTGGTACGCCTTCAATAAAGAAGAACTACAAACACAAGCACAAGCCATACAAGCGCAATTAGACCGCCTACACAAAAAAACCTATAGCTATAAAGACCTTACAAAAGAATACACACAAGCGGTTAAGGACGCAGAGAATGCTTTGGATAATATAAAGAACGGAGGACAAGGAAAACACACAAAAGAAGAATTTGCAAACATCATTAAAGAAGCCGAAGACAATCTAAAAAACGCAAAAAAGACATTAGAGGAACACAAAACAAGTTTAAGCAAATCCAAAGAAACTAAAGGAACCAAAACCAAATCCGAACTTCCTACTTTTGACTATAAGAAAGCAGCTCGTGAAGAAGCCCGCCGTGAGCAGGATTTTCTTTTTCAGAAAGAGCAGGCTCGTATCAATATAATGGAGGACGGCGCACAAAAACGCCTTGCTGTTATTCAGCTTGATTATGATAAGCAAGAAGAGGAAATACGCCGTCGTACCGAAGACCAAATGGCTGCTTTTATCGAGCAGGAAAAAGCAAGAGCAGAGGCAGAGGGTAAATGGAAAAAAGGACAAACCTTTAATGAAAACACCCCTGAAATCAACGCTCACAAGGCTAAATTGCAAACTGAGGAGCAACAACTTTTAGCCTCCAATGCCGATTACCAACGCTTTCAGCAGGAACAAGTCTATAAGGATATAATTGATAAATATCAAACATACTTTGAAAGGCGCAAATCTCTTATTCAGAAACACGAAACCGAACTAAAAGAGCTACGCAAAACCCTTTCAGAGGAGCAATTAGAAGAAGCTAAAAAAGGTGATATAGATATAATAGGACAGTTTGGGGTAGGTTTTTATTCAGGTTTTATTGTAGCTGATAAAATTACCTTAGAAACTAAATCTCCTTATTCAGAAAATGGTGTAAAATGGGTTTCTAGTGGAGATGGAAACTATGAAATAGAAGAAATTTCTAAGCAAGACAGAGGAACTAAAATAACACTTCACCTAAAAGATGGAGATGAATATAACGAATTTTTAGAAGATTGGAAGATAAAAGATTTAGTAAAAAAATATTCTAACTATATAAGATATGAAATATATTTTGGAGATGAAGTTATAAATTCAACTAAACCTATTTGGAAAAAAGATAAAAAAGAATTGAAAGATGAAGATTATAATGAATTCTATAAGGCAACTTTCCACGATTGGAATGATCCATTATTCCATATCAATTTAAAAGTACAAGGTAATATTGAATATAATGCATTATTATTTATACCTAAAAAATTACCTTTCGATTATTATACTAAAAATTTTAAAAGAGGTTTACAACTTTATACTAAAAATGTATTTATTATGGAAAAGTGTGAAGATTTAATTCCTGAATACTTTAATTTTATTTCTGGACTTGTTGATTGTGATAGCCTATCACTTAATATTTCAAGAGAAATATTACAACAAAATGCTGAATTACAAGTAATTTCTAAAAACTTAGAAAAGAAAATTATCTCTGAATTAGAAAAAATCTTAAAAAATGATAGAGAAAAATATATTGAATTCTGGAAAGAGTTTGGTAGAAGTATTAAAGCTGGAGTTCAAGATATGTTTGGTATGAATAAGGAAAAATTACAAGACTTATTGATATTTGTATCTTCTCATGATGATAAATATACTACATTAAAAGAATATGTGGATAGAATGGGAGATAACAAAGAAATCCTTTATGTGCCAGCTGAAAGTATAGATGCTGTAAAATCTTTACCAAAAATGGAAAAATTAAAAGAACAAGGTAGAGAAGTATTAATTTTAACTGATAAAATAGATGAGTTTACTTTAATGGCTATGAGAGATTATTCAGGTAAAGAGTTTAAATCTATAAATAGTTCAGATTTTAAATTCTCTGATGATAAGGAAAAAGAGGAAGAAGTTAAAAAGATAGCTGATGAAAATAAAGAATTGATTGAAAAAGCAAAAGAATTTTTAAAAGATAAAGTCAGTGAAGTTGAATTAAGTAACAATATAGGAAATTCTGCTTCATCACTTCTTGCAAAAGGTGGACTTAGCTTAGAAATGGAAAAAACTTTATCTGAAATGACAAATAATAATGATGCTCCAAAAGCAAAAAAAATATTAGCAATAAATCCTGAACATGTATTATTTAATAAGTTAAAAAATTCAGTTAATACAGAAGACTTTAATAAATTACTAG